GGAATAAATTCCCTTTCTATTTAGCTCGCTAGCCTACGAAGTAATTTGTACGTCTCAAATTGTTTAATACCTGAGATGTCATCACCATATTGGTTTCTCATTACTCTCCCTCCAGCTGTATCACTAACTTTCTTGATATATGCATCAATAGTGATTTGATCGAACTGCTTTCCTAATCGCTTGTCCATGTTATACATGTACTTAACGAACTCCTCAAAGTACGGATGGTGCTTACAATTCTCCAAAATTGTGATCGAGCGAATTGCATAGTAGTCATCTGCTTTGATACCACTGTCCTCCAATTGAGTAAAACGTTCTTGGTACACTAACCGTAATAGAGCCCGGTAAGTGCTGTATATGCCACCAATCACGCCATTTTCCTGTCTGTATTTCGGATGATAGTACTTCTGTAAATATATCGCCTCATTAGGTGAAGTTAGAGATTTGGACTCATTTACCTCTAAACCATATTTCTTGAAGTGCTCCATCAACGCTTGTGCGTCTTTGACAACGTAGACACCGTCGTCACCTTGAATGTTAAATCTTAGAATAGCATTCTTGTACGCCTTAGCGATTACGAATTGGACAATTGAATCAACCTCATTAGTAAAGGTACTACCACTTGGCACGCCGTGAGGTCCCTCTCGAAGTCCTTCCGGAGTGATAATAGCTATATTACACATATTATGGGCTATACTGTCGATTCTTGCCCAGAACTCTTTTCTGAAGAGTCTCTTAATATACTCAAACGCTATCAATATTAAATCAGGAATAATTGAAGCGTCATAAGCAGAGAAATCGATTGACAGGATCACATAAAATGTAGCTGTAGCTTTGTCTATACATATTGTGATTTCCTGGTCGACTGCATCAGGATTTAAGATTGCACATCTCCAAAACAAATTTCTTTGATGAGGTAACAAGACTTGATAAAAACATTGCTCTAATAATTTCCATATAAAAGGAAATCCCCAGACTGTTCTAGTCTTACCCTGTTCCTGAGTTCGTGTGAACATAACACATGGATAATCCATACCTTCTTGAGCTTCGAGGTCATCCATCGGAGTTTGTTTTGCGTATTTACCAGCCCGTAATAGCGGAAGACCACTATTAGTCTGATTCTTCAATCGAGTTAAAGCATTCTCTTTTGAAGCCGGTCTAAATTGTCTGTTCTGTTTGTTACCTTCATCAATAGCAATTTGAAGTAATTCTTCCTTAAGTCCAGGATCTAGTTCAGAAACTGCGAAATATTCCTCAACCATTCC